GCCGTTGCTTGCTGGTTTATCATTCTTTGAAAAGGTATCGGCAGCTTTGCCGTTTTCTTCGGCTCCTTATCTTTTCTTTTCTTATCGGGTCTGTTGGCTGCATTGTGCAGCGTTGGGTCATACTGAGAAAGAGCTAACCTTATTCGGTCATCGAAGTTCTCCAATCGGTCTTTGGCACGGGTCAAATCAGCTTCGCTCAATAGTTCAACCAATTCCTGCTTGCGACCCAAAGCTGCGTTCAGCTCGTTTTTCAATACATTTATTACGCTACTTATCTCTATTGACATGGCTTCTACTTTATTCTTTATAGTCCTAAATCATCCTTGCTTATCGCCCCCACATTGCGCCCCAATGTCTTTTCGTACACCACATATCTCGCAGCATCCATGGCGTGGTCAAACTCCTTTACGGGCTGGTTGACAAACCCGCCATCCCTGTTCTGCTCCCAGACGTAGTTCTTTATCTCCCGTATCACATTGTGGCTGCTCTGCGTGATATGTATGTCAAGTGTCTGCATCTTTGTTATCCCTGCCTGAACACTCCCGGCAGGCTTGCTGACAGGGGTTACCCAAAGCCCCGCATTGCGCAGCTCGGCAATCAGTCGGGGATCGGCACTCTCGGAAACAATCTCCTCACGATAAGGAGCCAATGCGCTTATCAGGTTGTCGGTAAGCATATGGGTAGAGTAGAACAACTCGTGGATATAGATCGCTCTTGCCTCTATGTCCAGCCCTACAAGGACTGCTGCCGAGGGGTGGTTGGTAAATCCGAAGTCCAGCCCTATGCAACGCTTGCGAATCGAGGGCGGTATCTGTTCCACCAGATCCCAGTTCGTAAAGATGAGCCCCTCGACCGTCGACTGCTGACCCTGTCCGTAGATTGTCCACAAGGAGCGGTTCTTGTCCCTCAAATCCTCTATCTGTTCAACGACCCTCTGCTCCAGAAAAGGGTTGTCCTTGTAGGTGGTTATAAAGTGGAACGTCTTTTCATCATTGTTCAATTTGCTTATCCAATGCTCATCGGTAAAGCTTGGATTATAGTCCAAAATCGCTAATTGGGTGGTACGCATCTGTAACTGTTGCCACTCGATAAACGTTAATTCATTCGCCTCGTTGACAAAGAGGATATCACGTTTCCGCCCCCTTAACTTTTCCTCGCTATCGGTTGAGAAAAACTCGACCCAGCTCTTGTTGGGCAGGGTGTAAATCAAATCCGACTTGTTAAATGCCGAATCATCCCACAATTCCATACGCAAGAGGATGTCTTTGAAATCCCTCAATACGGAACCCTTCAAAGCGGGTAGGGTAGCTCTGACAATTGAGCATGAGGTTTCCTGATTTAACAGAAGCCGCTGAACGATCCAAAGGACAATGTTGTACGTCTTTCCCGATCGTGAGCCACCCTGTGCGGAAATCACGGAAAAATCCCTTGACGCTTCTTCCAGCCTTTGAAATACGTTCGTTGTCTTTACTCTAACCTTCTCCATTGACGATCTCTATCTCTATCTTCGGCAAAAGGTCTTTGCCATCTTTGCCTGTTAATTCAATGTAGTTTTGGTTCAGCATCTTCCGCTCCTCTGGTGTGCAGATAAGCCTGTAAAGTGCCAAAAGCTCGGATGCCTTCGGTGATTTGTACAGCTTTGCCCGTATTGCGGATTTGGTGCGAATCTTGTTTTGCTCCAATAGGTCTTTTAGGTCGTCCATTTCGTCAGACCCAACGGGGAAATAATCATAGAAGGTCTGCTTGGAGCAGGGAATGAATGCAATAATATCCTCAATAAAGAAAAGGTTGTTTTCCTTTATTGCGGTTTCTGCCTGCTGGTATAGTTTATCCCTGTCGAATGCCATGTCTTGCTATTTATCCCATGTATTATTTCTTCCGAAATGCCCCCATTCTGCGGTCTTTACCTGTGCAGCGAAGTCGCTGACGTTGAAGGTGTTTATATTTGCTGCCTTGTTCATTTCGTTTTGAATAAAACAACGGTAGACGTGAACAACCTTGCCTGCTTACAACAAATTATCATCCTTGTCATACCGTTGCTTATTACTTTTGTTCGTTACTTCTTTAACGCATACACGATGTCGCCGTTTTCGTCGTTCCCGGTCGGAATGAGTATTCCCTCGAATAGTTTATATGGGCTTTGTCCTGCCTGTGGATTGTTCCACAACCAACGCATGTAGTCCGCCATAGTCATACCGTAGAACTTCGCCCTGCGTTCGCTGCTGTTTGCGTTGTACCCTTCAGCCCTCGCCCATTCGAAGTTCAGCAAATTGTTGATGTCTTTGCTTATATCGCCGAAGTGTACCACGCCGTTCTTTTTTGCAATTTGTAGGGCTTGGCAGAATTGTCCCCGGCTGTAATTCCAATCCTCGGGAAGACCGCAGCAACTGCCGCTTGCGCATAACTCCTTAAAATGGGCGTCGCTAACGTAAAAGCGCATCCCCGAAGCCTCGCATTCCTCTTGCATTTTCTTGATGAACGGCTCTTTTACCTTCCGATTCAGCCGCAGATACCCTGCCGATACCGAAAATTTTCTGTAAAATTCCATAACGTCGAAGCCGCACAGTTCATTCAGCGTCGGCATATATTCTTTGAGCGTTCGGCTTCGCTGCTCGACGCAGAAGAACTCGGTACTCAATGCGGTCGCCCCCCGGTTTCTGGCTTCCTTGATTAGTTGTAGGTATGTCGGTGTAGAAACCCCAATTATGAAAGGTCGAAGACGAAGCGTTGCGCCCCCGGCGTCAGCCTTTGCTATGCGCTCCAATGCGTCAAGGCGTAGCAGGGGAGTGTCGACGCCTCGCTCAATGATGCGTGCCTTTTGTTCGTCGAGCGTGATTATGGAGAATTTGAAATTCCAATTCTTTTGCCCTCTTACCAATGACATATAGCGTTCATCTTCCGTCCACCAAGTCGCTTTCGTAGAAAAACTCAAAGGGTAGTTGATTTCCTTAAAGAACTTCATCAATTCAAGCGTTACTCCGTACTTGCGCTCGAAGGTGTCGAACTGGTCTGATAATCCGCCCCATTGCATAACCTTTCGCTGCTTTACGTACTCCCCAAACTGGTATTTGTCCGGGTTTAGGAATATATCTTTCACACGATTCACGTTCACAGGCGACACTTCTTTGTGTAGGTATGCGTCCTTTGACCCCCCCACAGCCCTTTGGAACTGTGAAAAGCAATACATACAGCCGTAGGAGCAGTTGCTGTATGTGTCAAAGGTCATAGGCATACTGCAATCTGCCACCTCGTTACTCCACCGGGGAGAATGGTAAAACTTACTCATTTTTCAATTCTTTTTATTATTTGCTGAATTATAATTCCGATTTCCACCTTTGACGTGTCAAAACTCAATACAGGGACGCCTATCGAACCCCACTTCCGGGCTGCGCTGCAACCGCATTTCTGCTTCTCAACCACTTCTTTATTGACGCCTCTCCCCGACCGGGATAATAGCCTGCTGTGTATTACACGGACAGGAGCGTAAAGGAAGACGACAAGGTGTCTTTCTGCCTCGAACATTGCTTTCGTAACATTTATCCCGAAGGTGTTCATAAATGACCCTTCGCAGAATATGACGTCTTGCGTTTTAAGTGCTTTTTTTACGATTCCTTGAAGGCTTTTCGTCTGATTGATAATATCCACGCCCCCATAGTTGCTTTCACCGTATGGTCCGGCGAAACACGCCCTTTCGTCGTTACAGAGCGTAAGTTCCTTGTCTGACGTTTTCACGCCGCCGTAATGCTCAATAAGGGCTTTGGCGAGGGTTGTCTTTCCGACGCCGTTAGTCCCTGTTATATACACGCACGTTTTCCTCATGATACCGGACATATTCTATGATGTATTGAGCGTATGTTGCTATTCTCCAATCAATTCCGATATTGAATAGACAACCTTATTGATAGATTCCAACCCAATTAACTTCGCAATTTCGTCCGCCCTTTCGCCCGGGTACACGATGATTATACGCTCCATAAGCACGTTATCCTCTCCGCTTATTTTCGGTAGGTCGTCGGGCGTTATGTCCAGCCCTTCAAGTTCTTCGACAATACCGCTCTTCAATCCGTTCTCGGATATTCCTTCCGGGTAACCACCCCCACTCACGCCGCCAAAGTTGCCGCCCATCCCGGCGTCTTGCTTGAAGTTCCATACGTCAAGCCCCCAGTCCTTCAAATCCTGTACATCCCATTCATTCGCAAGGGTATCCCAATCCCAATCGCCAACCGAAACGTTGTCCTTGATGATGAACTGTTTTTTTTCCTCCTCGGTCAAATCGCTGGCCCTTTTTACCCATTCATCGGGGATGTCCTTGTACCCCAAATGCCGCAAGGCACGTAGACGCATATTGCCGCCCAATACGGTCAGATTATCATCCACCACCATCGGTCTTAATGCCATCATCTTCGGAAAGTCCTTTATTGACTGAACGAGCTTGTTGAATGCCTCGTCTTTTATTACTCGTGGGTTGTCGGGATTTGCCTTGATGTCGGATAACTTCATACGCCTGATTTTCCTGTTTATAGATTTCGGGGCAAATAAATAAGCGCCATTTTACACAATGGCCCTATATGTAGTTAACTCATTTTTTCGCACATATGCAAGTTTTTTGCCAACTTTACAACCAAAAACGATGTATGTTGCTCATTCTCAATGATGGTTTTAATTTTTCAGTACCGAAAGAAAATTTTTGTTTGTATCAGATTTATTTTCTACCTTTGTAACACTCGCCAAAAAACATCATCCCGTTTTTTATGCCCCGCCCCAGGGGCATTTTTTCATTTTTCATCAATACGTCTTCCACTCCGCTCATGCTCGCTTTTTGGGGTTCATAACCTATCTCCGTTAAGGCTGTTTATGTAGGCGCTCAGTCGTTCAGAATCGGCGTAGTGCATCGACCCAATGCGAAATGCCGGAATCTTTTTTTCATCACATAGCCTTTTGGCCACGGTTTTACTGCACCGCAAAAATTTTGCGATCTCATCCATTCCTCTAAGAATCTTTTTTTCTGTCATTTTGTAAATTTTTAATGGTTAATAGTGAATAAAATGGCATACGCTGTAATACCTGTTTTCGTATATTAACAACTTGGTTTTCAGTCTTTATCAATACCCATTTTTATACGCTCCGACAAATCCTCCATACGCTCCAAGTCCTCATAGGAACCAAAGCGGAAATCAATGGATCGCATATAGCCGAACATTTCCACAATTTCGGCCTTGTAGGTTCTCATTCTTGCGCCCTTTTTAAGTAGCCGCTTTTTATAGGCTTCCGCATACTCCCTTGTCGCATTTTCTGGCTTTACCAGAATTTCGGTTTTTACGTCAATGCGTAACCTTACCAACCCGTCTTCCTTGTCCATCAGTACACCCTTTTGAAAAACACGGATATTCCGTCTTTCCTGTCAAACTTTGAGCATTGAATCTTGACGCAGTTCTCATCCCTAAGCGCACACCCCACACAATCCCTAACACCTTTTGGTCTTGGAAATGGCGTATAGTGTTTTCCCCTTATACAAATAACCTCTCCAATCGCTACAAACGTAACGGGCAATTTGTATGTTGCCCCGATCCGTTCAAATGCCGTTGTAATCTTTTTTGTTTCCATTATACCCTCGTATTACCTTTTTTATTATTTAGATATTTATAGAGACTGCTTGGCGAATCATATTTTTCTGGGAAAGAACTTCCATCTTTAATTTCCGAAACCCTTAAGAACATGTTTATTGAGCCAACCGTCTCTGGGGTTTCCATTTCCTCCACTACCTGTTTCAATATTTCACGCTGCCTGTAATACAACAGGTCAAGGGCCTTCTTCACGACATCCATTTGTTTTTGCTGCTCCATTAATTGTACAAAAAGTTCTTCTTTCATATTGTTTTTCATTTTACCCTAATGTTCCCTTTTTGAAGTTGAAAAAGTTATACACCCCATACACCCTTTCCACATCCTGAAAGGTTATGTCCTCGGTTTCCCTGCCCACCGAGCAAACAACCTTGTTACAACCCGTTTCCGTGCCGTTTTCTCCTATACAAACGACCTTCATCCGTCTGCCATCCTTTGTGTCCACTTCAAGCCCTGATAGCTTGTAATGCCCGAAAACAAAGGAAATATCTCCAATGGTCAATTCCACCGGTTCCCCGTCTTTGTTTGAGCAGGTTATTTTGTTTGACCCCTCCTTGACGCTTTCCCCGATACGGAGCAGACTGAATAACCTGCCGTCTGTTGTCAATACCCTTATTTTATCCATTGACTTTATGTTGTAGATTTTTGTTGTCATTGTTTCTTATCTTCAATTATTTCCGCATATATTTTCCGTGCCGCAATTTCCGCCCAATCCAAATCTGGGTGCTTGCGGTATTCGGATTCTATGCGTTGCTTGATTTTTGATACCAATGTGCCTTTTATTACGTTTCCATGTAGCTCCACATACTTACCCTTTGCCATTTCGATAATTTTACCACGTGAGTAAAAATCCCTATCGACATATATTTCGTTCATGTATTCCAGAAATATTGTCGTCTTATTGGTGTCTGAATCTCCTGTATTCATCATGTAAATTTTAAGTTGTTATTTAATTTTGCATTACTTATTTAAAGTTCTACCTTTCCCCATCCCGATAAATAGTGAGGTGCTATTGGGGTTATTCATATATATGCCTATT